AAGAGAAGGCCAAAGTCTACGATCCCAGCATCAGCAACGCGCAGATGATGGAAAGCGCGATGAATCGCGTGATGTGTAGGCAGCAGATGGAGGAGTTATCGACCACCATCAGGGAGATCATGGTTTACCAAACCCCTGGCCTTGCTGATCTGTATTCGCAGACTTATGAGATGCGTCAAGTCATCTCAGAGGAACAGGAAAAAGCTAGACTCAAGGAGGAGGCGCAGAAGAGGCAAGACGCATGGCTACACAGGCAAGAGGAAAGAAACCTGCAAGCAAAACTGGCAGCAGTGGTGGCGACTTCTATATTCCTCCTGTACCTTTGGCTGTGGTTCCTGTTCGTAAGTCAGTGGGGGAAGAAATAGTGGGCTGGATATTTTGCTGTATTCTGATTGCGGCCCTGCTCCCCTTGGGTGCAATGCTTTATCTCGACATCTTGGAGGTCAAGCAGCAGGTGAAACAAGAGGTAAATAAGGTCGAACGGTTAAGACGAGAAGTTGAAAGGGAACGACGTGAAAAGAAGCCTAGCGATACTATTTCTGATAACCCTGTATTTGATCGGGTGCGAAGACCGTTTTCGTTACCCTTGCCAAAACCCGACAAACTGGAATAACCCAGAATGCAAACCCCCAATCTGTACCGCCACTGGCACTTGCCCAGAACAACTTATCAAACCTGAACAGGAGAAAAAGTGATGCCTACTGTTGCCTACAAAACAAACAACCGCCTGACCGCCGAAGAGATTGAAGTGCGTGTCTGGGCCTTTGTCATCATCATTCTGGTGACCATTCTGTTCGGCGCTATGGTGGCGTTCTTGTACTCGGTGACCTACGTCACACAGCCAATGGCGGGCATGGCCCCCATCGACAAAATCTATACCCAGCAGATCAGCACCATCATGGTGTTCATCACAGGCGTTTTGGGTGGCGTGGCTGGCCGGTCAGGAATCAAGGCTGTAGCCAATGCTGTAGCCAATGCCGAAGCCAATGACGCTGATGAGCCACCAAAGCCATGAAGGGTTTACTCTCTGGATTGATTGCCCTGCTGCTGACATTCGGGGGCGGGTATTTTTACGGCAAGTATGTTGAGAGGGAAGCTCAGCAGGTGGAAGTTGACCGCTTGAACACCGAAGCACGGGCCAAAGAACAGGCTCTAGCCACTGCCGTAACCACCACCGCTGATGCACTGAGGAAGACCAATGAAAAAGCTAAACTGGCCACAAAAGAGCGCGATGCTGCTATTGATTCTGGTGCTATGCGGCTGCGCGTCAAAGCGACTTGCCCCGTACCAGCCGCCACAGATCCCAGCCCTACCGGCGGAGATAGTGGAGGAGCGCCATCAGCCGAACTTGACCGAGAGATTGCTAAAGCTCTTGTCGCCATAACCGACGAAGGCAACCGCGCAATTGAAAAACTGAACGCCTGCATCACCATGTACAACAACGCTAGGAGCGCCCAATGAACCTCTCCCCCAACTTCTCCCTACATGAACTGACCAAATCTGAGACCGCCCTGCGTCTGGACTTGGACAACACACCTGACGAACAAGCCACAGAGAACCTGCGCCTGCTGTGCGAGAAAGTGCTCCAGCCCGTGCGTGACCACTTTGGCAAGGGCGTGAAAGTGAACTCTGGATTTCGCGCTCCAGCCGTCAACAAGGCCACGGGCGGAAGTTTGACCTCAGACCATTGCAAGGGCCAAGCAGCCGATATAGAGATTCCAGGCGTTGCCAACGCCGATCTGGCTCAGTTCATCATGGACAATCTGAGCTACACGCAATTGATTCTGGAGTTCTACACGCCAGGCATTCCAGACAGCGGCTGGGTGCACGTATCGTATAACCCCGCCGATCTTCGCAAGCAAGAGTTGACCGCCACCAAGGTGGCAGGCAAGACTACATACCTCAACGGGTTGGTTGCTTAATCGGCCAAGACGTAGGTTACGCCAAGGAGCGCAACAATACCAATAACAGCTCCTACGGCCAGAACAAGAATGGTTTCGATCATGACTTGTTCTCGGCCTCAAGCTCACGCAAGTCCATAGCGACGTCGGCCACGCCGTGCCAGTCGCACCGCGCGATCATCACGTGGAGGTACTCGATCAAAATTGCGCGTTGTGTTTCGTAGTCACTGTAGTCGGTCATTTCAGGCTCCTGATGTAAATTGCAAAACTATCAACGGTGTCCTTGCCAAACACCGTCATCTTTTGGACGTGCTGCGCTATCTCTTCGATAACTTGGTCACGGTAGGGATTCAGCGCCACTCTTACTGATTCTTTGCGCCACTTACTCTGACGCTCGATTTCGTTGAACGCTTCATCTTCAAGATCCATTGTTCAGCTCCCTGTACGCCTTGATGGCGTCTTTCAAGTCTTGCTCCAACTGCTGGATGCGGGCGTCCTGTTCCAGCAGCTTCTCGTCGGCTTCCTTGGCAAACTTTACCAAGTTCTCACGGCTCCACGTGTCAAACACTTTTCTTCTCCTGAATGCTCTTGGCCAACTGCTGGCGCAGCCACTTGGGGCCGCCTAGTTTCTTCCACTCTTCGTAGTGCGCTGGGATCAAGCGCACCCCAATGTTTTTGGCCACGCTTGTCAGTTCACTTTTTGGTCTTGGCATTTGTGTTGCTCTCCCACTACTCGGTTTAAAAAAAGCATCTTGCATTCTGTACATCTCCACAAGTCGCCTGAGACGACTATGGTTTGCTTTTCTGCGTGTTGCCCACGCACCTTCCCAAAGAATGTTCTGATCTTCTCAAGCATTTTGGTTCTCCCATCTTCTGCACAGGTCTTTCACGGTCTGGCTCTTTCGCTTGCCCTTGCAGACGTTGCTGATTGACTTCTGTTTGGCTTTGACTTGCAGTTGCGCTGGCGTCAAGGGCTTTGGTGGGTCAGCAGGCAACAAGCCCGCCACACCTAGCCAACAGCACACAGCGCCAACAAGTAATCGGTCAAATATCATTCTTCCCCCTCATGTTCTTTAAGCCTGCGCTGTAGCCGCCCGATGCGCTCAACGTTGTACGTGACGATTGACGCTGCGTACTCGACCGCCGATTCTGCTTCCAGCTTCTTGATGATCGCCTCACGCAGTTCCTTGGCAATGATTTCATTGATCGTTTTTGGTTTTATCAGCTCTTTGATGTACTTAAGGGTTGATTCGCGCCAGCTCATATTTTTTCCTTAAAAAGGAAGTTGGTCCCAGATCCAATACTCACAGTCAACTAATCCCTGCAGCCAATCTTGCGGTGGTTCTGCTTGGTACTGGCTGCACTGGCCGTCATACTTTGTGCAACTGCGGCAATTAACAGCAATGCCTTCAAGATCAGCCAATTGCTGGGCTAAGTGACTCTTGATGGCGTTCAGCTCGATCAAATTCATACTCTTTTACCTCGGTGTATTTGCCGTTCTTGCGTGTTGCAATTCGGCGGGGTGTTTGCAAATAGTCTGGCGAGTCTTCCAAAACTTTGATGGCGTGAGCAACTGAGCTGGGGAAGCTGCTGTGCTTACTGCGACGCAACCACCAAACCACAGCCTTCTGGCTGGCGTATCCAGTATGGTCAAAACAAACCCATTCGCTGGCGCACTGCAAAATGCCGCTGTAATAGTCAACCCTCATTGAGTCAGGCTTGCCCTCTTTGCGGTGGACGGCGTATTTGACTCTGGTCACGTCATGCCAAACCACCATGGCTTCGGCCTGCGCTGACAAGAGCGCAGCCAAAGATACTTTGGCATCCACCGGCTTAGGCTCCTCCTCGCGGATCGTGGCGCCACAGGACGTGCAAATCAAGGCTTTGGCGGCATTACGTTCACCACACTCAGGGCAGATGCTGTACGGTCCTTCGGTGTTGCCACCGGCCCGTTTAGCCCGTCCCTTGATGATGTCCACCGGCCCCAAGCGTTCAACCGTGTCGGTGAAGTCCAGCACCAGACAATTTTCTTTGCCGTCAGCAATGCGGGTACCTCGGCCCATGCCCTGCACATACAACACTGGCGACTTGGTGGGACGGCACCAAATAATGCAATCAACGTCGGGCACGTCAAACCCTACTGACAGCGCCAGCACAGTGACCAGGCAGTGGATCTGGCCAGACCGAAAATCTTGAATCAAGTCTTGGCGCTCTTGTTTAGGGGTTTCCCCGCATACAACGGCTGCGGTGATCCCAAGGCCGTTAAGGTTGTCTGCAAGGCATTCGGCGTTGGCCACACTCGGTGTGAAAGCAATCCATTTGCGGCGCTGTGCGGCCATGTAAACGGCTTCTTTGGCCACGTTCTCGAGGTAACCGGCCACCACAGCAGACAGCTCGCCAATTTTGTAGTCACCATTGGCAATGCCAACCTGGCTGGCATCAATGCGGGTGGTCATCTTCTCAGTGGGCGGGACCAGCGGCGCAATAAACCTCTGCGCCAACAGCTCGCCCATGGTGACCTTACTGGCCGTGCCGGTGAACAATGGATCGTCCCCGTCGGTCAGCCAAACCTGATTGCCCCTAAACGGGGTGGCGGTCATGCCAACCGTGCGAAAGTCGCACAGCTCACCCAGCTTGGCCAAAAATGTGCGGTACATCCCTTGTGCCTTGGTGTCCACCAAATGGGCCTCATCAATGATCACGGCCTTGATGTCACCCAGCAGGTGGGCTGACTTGTGGATGCTACCAATGGTGGCCACAATCACGTCAGCCTGGTGCTGCTTCTTTCCCAAGCTGGCGCTGACAAACCCAACGTGGATGTCGTCCGGTAACAGTGCCTGCAACTTGGCTGCATTCTGCTCGGCCAGCTCCTTGCTGGGCACCAACACCACCGTGCGGGGGTGGTACTCAGGCCACTGTGCCCACATCTGTCGCACAATTTCAGCGCAGATCACCGACTTGCCTGCCGCGGTCGGCAACACCAGCAGCGGGATGTCGCTGGCGTCTTGGTGCTTGGTCCACCAGGCAAACAAGTCGGTGACCGTGCGGGATTGATAGTCACGCAGAATCATTTTTGCGAGTCTCCTCAATCATTTTCTTGGCCAGTTCAACAGCTTGTGCCACTGCCGTCTTGCGGTCACCATTTGCAAGCAACCCAGTCAAGGCCGCGGCGGCAAAGTAGTCCAACAACGTAATTTCTTGGATTGGGGGCGGCGTGTTCATACGATCTTCCCGTCAAATTGAATGCGAATTTTCATAATCTCTTCATCCACCAGCACGGCCTTGTCCTTGGCAGCATGGATTTCTGCGCTGGCAAAGTGCTTAGGGTTTACCTTGGGGTCACCGTTGGTGAATTGCTTGCCATCAGCCATCTGGTACACCACAGCGTCACCGTCCACGTCCATTGGCTTGGCGCTCTTGGCCAACAGAATCGGAATGTATCGGTGGTAGGCGCAGCCGTCGCGCTGGATGCTGTTGGACACCTTGCCAGCATGGACGTGGCATGACCAATCGCCATTGCCATCCAACTCAGGCGTAATGTGAGCGCATGACCGGCAAGTTGGTGCCGGTACATCAGTGCCGTGGCAAATGCTGTGGTAGTCGCAGAATTTGCATTCATACCAGGTCGGATCAGTGCTAATCCCAACTGGCGGCTCGGCAGCGGTAATGATGGCCAATGCCTTGTCAATGATTGCCTGAGCGGCCTCGGCGTCGTACTCAAGGCGCTCGGTGTAAATGTCGTCATTGTCTTTGTTGACGACAATGTAGATGGCTCGCTTGCAGCCATCCTCACCAAACTCAGCAAGAGACCAGTGCATATATGATTGCATCTGTGCCCAGTGTTCGGGCTTGGCCTGCTTTACGCCGGATTTCTGCATTTCCCGAAAATACTTGTCGGATGCTGTCTTTATTTCCAGTATATGCGGTGCTTTTGGCGCTTGGGGCAGGCCAGTCACAATGCCATCGGCGTTGCCCCTGAAATGATGGCCAGTGCTGGGTTCGCTCCAGCCAAACTGTTTGTTGGTGGTTGGGTTGACTGAATACACATTGCAGCCAATGCCTCGCAAATCAGCATAAACCCTTGGTTCTTGCAGATGGCCAGATTGGAAAACCCTGTACAAGCGGCCAGAGAATTCAGCGGGTTTAGACCATCTGAACGAATACCAGTGCTGGCGCAAGCAAGGCTTGCCAATGGCGCTGGCGCCAAGATAAGGGCGCTGGGGTTCGACGCCATACTTTGCCTTGTAATGGGCAAAGATGGCATCGGCCACAGGGTCCACGACAGATGCGGGGAGTGTGGCCATGGTTTACTTCTTCGCCCAAGCGGGTGCTTTGGACGCTGGTGCAGCAGCAGCTGGTGCGGCTTCACTGGCCGGTGCAAAGGCGGGAGTCGCGCCACCGGCAGACTCATAGCCCTTGATGTTGTTGTTGGCTTGGTATTGGCCTTGAGCCTCGCGCACCACCACCGTGATCTTGACCGGCTTGAAGTGCAGGGCTGCGGTGTCTTCCAGCTTGATCACATTCACAGCATGGCAAAGGGCTGAAAGCTGGCTCTGAGCAATGCGCTGGGTGTCTTCGTTGGTGTGCTGGATGTTGAGATTCTCCCAAACCCTGCGGCCCTTGTACTGGCCGTCCAAGATCTCAAAAGTCATCTTCAAGCCTGTGCCGTTGCCAGACTTCAAAGGTCCAACGTCAGATTCGGTGCAGTGGGCAAGGTAAGTGCCTGCGGGGATTGGGCCAGTCACGGCCTGTGGTGCTACGGTCGATGCGTCAAATGAAAAGTGTGCCATTTTGTGTGTTTCCTAGTTAATGGTTGGACTGAAGATCAGGACTGAGCTACGGTGAGTGCAGCCTGGAATGTCGCCCAGTCAAGCGACATATTGGTCAAGCCAAAGCGGTTACCACCGCAATGAGCTGGATGGGGTTCGACGTGCAAAATGCGCTCGCCGGTAGTAGTGGCTTTGGTTTCTTTGTTGCCAAAGCCAGCGTCGGTCTTGCTGGTGAAGATGCGGTAACCGGCATAGCCAATAATGTCGGCCCATTCTTGGACCAAGCCAGCGGCGCGGTCGTGGAGCTTGAGCACGTGGGAGTCATAGCCCTCGGTCAGCGGGTCTTCGATACGCTTGATCTTGTCGTGAGCAATCAAAATAATGCCCATGCCCTTGGTGGCTCGCAAGACTTCCAAGCCAGACAACAGGTTGCGCCATTCTTCAGCGGCTGCAACATAGCCCTTGCCAAAGCCTGGTGCCTCAATGTTCTTCCAATTGTTCTGCTTGCAAACATAGTCTTGCACCATGGGTTCAAGCCAGTCGAGCGAGTCAATAAACAATGACTCAAACTTGTGGTCTTGGCTGATCAGTGTCTCAATGGCGGCGTACACGTCAGCCAGGCTGGTGGCCAAGGGAAAGGCGTTGGCGTCCACAGCGTCGGCGCCATCCTCGGTCAAGATGCCAATAGCGTTGGGAGCCATGGAAGCAAAGGTTGTCTTGCCGATCTTGCCTTGGCCAACAACAACAATTTTGGGAGCGCGTACACGGCGGGTTTTAGAGATGGATTTCAGGTCAAAGCTCATGGTTTGTCTTTCAGTTCAATGGATGGTTTGGCGGGTTTGCTGGTGATGAATTCGGCGGCTGCTGAGTAGGACACGGGGTCCAGCTCAGACAAGGCTCGCAGGTTCTTGAGTTCGACTTCGGCCTTCCAGCGAAAGGCTCGCTGGGCGTTGGCCGGCAAAGACTCGTAGGCGGCAGACAGCTTGTCAGTGTCAACCGTGCGGTTGAGCTTCCAAGTGATGCTGAAGTCTTCGTCATTGTGGGTGCCTTCGCCAGTAGCAGGCTTTGCAAAGAGGGCAACCATCTTAGCTTCAATGTCCAAGCGGTCGGCCTTGGCTTTTTCTTCGGCGGCTTTGGCTGCTTTCAGGGCGGCGGTGAGTTCAGTAATCGTCATTTTGGTCCTCTTGTGTGTATTCAAGTGCGGTTGTTTCAAGGTCATTGACCAAGTACTGCAAGAGCAGGTGGGCAATGTCTACGTCGCCAACATAAGCGTTGGTGAGGGTGCATTCTGCGGTGGTGTCAGGCTCATACAGCAAGCCCATGGAGTCTTTTGAACCTGACTCGGCAGGGGTGTATTCAAAGAAGCAGACCAGATCAACCCCTTCGCATTCAAGGTTAAGTTCCAGCAGGCCATCTGGGCAGGGTGGGGCGATGTTCATGGTTGTGTGCTCCAAGCGGCCACCAGTGCAGCGGCGTTGTAAGGGGTGGTTGTGATGGCAGACAAAAACAAGCCTTTGCCGCGCTGTTTGCGGCCCCAGCTGTCCTTGGCATTGGTGTTGGTCAAATCACCGCGCTTGACGGCGTTGTAGACCGTGTGGGTGGCAAAGCCAGCGTCCACCAGATCTTGCATGGTGCGTGGCTCTTGGCAAAAGTCTTGGAGTTCGGTCATGATGACCACCAGGCAACAAGAAGTGTGGCCATGCCAACGCCAATGGCGGCGGCTGCTAGGACATCAAGTATTTTTTCTTTCATGGGGTGCTTTCAAGTTAAGGGGGCCGTGGCCCCGTGGGTTTTAGATGCGTTCTACTGTGCCAACCAATTCGCCGTCCATGATCAGAAACAAAATGTGTTTGGCAATGTTGAGTGTTTGACGGCTGCGATCTTGTGCGCCACCAGCGATCAATTCTTGAGCATCAGACATCAGGCCAGCCACAACCATGTTTGCGCCTGTGAATTGGTATGTGATGGATTCTTTGACAGATTCCACATAGGCATCAATATCAGCGATGCCATACATGTTAATGTTGCGTTCTTCTTGAGCAGTTGTTTGTGTTGCGTTTGTCATTTTGTTTCCTTAGTTTGGTTGGCCATTTGGCGTGATGGACAAGAACCTATTTCCCTGCCCATGACCAGAATTCTAGCAAAAAACTAGAGACTTCTAGCGGTTTGATAGATTATTTTCTAGGTGTTTTCCCTATGCCTCTAGATTTATAGCGATCTGCTAGACTCAGGCCCCTATGAACACACAAATTACCCCAGATGAGCGCCGACAACTGGCAGAAAAAGTTGGCATGAGTGAGCAGTACCTGTACCAGTGCTTGACTGGTAGGCGTGAAATGAGTGCTTGGGAGGCGGTGCGGATTGAGCAAGAGAGCCAGGGGCGGGTGAGTCGCAAGATGCTGTGCCAGGGCAGTTGGCAGTCTATTTGGCCAGAGCTGGTGGAGGCACAAGCATGAGCAGTCTATCGAGCATATTTCCCAACGGTTTCGCAGCTGCCACAGCATCGACTGACCTGGTTGACCCAGTAGAGAGCTTTCGCAGGCACTGTGAGGCCAGTGGATTGACCATCAAGGAATTGATACCTGATGGCGAGATCCACAGGGTGCCTCATGCGTCGAGCAAGAAGGGTGCATTGGATGGTTGGTACATATTGCACCTGAGTGGCAAGATTCCTGTGGGTGTGTGTGGGTGCTGGAAGGAGCCAACTTTCGAGGCCAAGTGGGTGGCAGATACTGGCCGGTCGATGACGTTCACCGAAAGGTTGGAGCATGACAAGTGGGTGGGTGAGTTCAAGGCCAAGCGAGAGGCTGAACGATTGGCATCCCAAGCCCTAGCGGCTGACAGGGCAGAAGAGGAGGTATCGACCTATACAGATGCCAGCGATGACCATCCATACTTGGTTAGAAAGCACATTAGCGCCCACGGGGTGAAGATTGACCGTGCTGGTCGGTTGGTGGTGCCGGTGATTGATCAGGCGGGGGAGATACTGAGCTACCAGACCATTGATGCTGATGGCAACAAAAGATTCCTCAAAGGCGGCAAGATCGAGGGTGGCTTTTACGAGCTACGGGGTAACCGTAAGGTGATCTTTATTGGCGAGGGGTTTGCCACTTGCGCCAGTATCCATGAAGCGACTGGGCATACCACGTTGGTGGCGTTTGACTGTGGGAACTTGGCCAAGGTGGCCAAAGCGGCCAAGGAGATGTTTCCAGGCTCCAAGATCGTGATTGGCGCAGACAATGACCAGTTCACCGAGGGCAACCCTGGGATCACCAAAGGCAAAGCTGCGGCTGGTCTTGTGTTTGGTGAGATTGTTTACCCCAACTTCGCGGAGTCTGACTTGCCAAATAAACCAACAGACTTCAACGACCTGCACGTACTGCAAGGCTTGGATGCCGTTAAAGAACAGATTGAGCGCGTAGCTGGGCCAGTGAAAGACAAGCTGGCATTTGAGTTCACCAGAGCAGACAACCTGCAACTCACCCAAATACACTGGGTGGTGGATGACTACATTGAATCAGACAGCTTGGCGCAAGTGTTTGGCGACCCAGGCGGGGGCAAGAGCTTTGTATCCATCGACATAGCCTGCTGCATTGCCACTGGAACACCATGGCACGGGCACCAAGTCCAGCAGGGTGCCGTGTTCTATATCGCAGGCGAAGGGCACAATGGCTTGGCTAGGCGGTTCAAGGCGTGGGAGCTGGGCAACGGCACCAGCCTGCAAGGTGCGCCCCTGTACAAGAGCCATAGGGCGGCACAGCTGTACGACAGCACAGAAGCGGCCATCGTGGCTGAGTCAGTTAAGCAGCTGTCAGCAGATGCAGGGTGCATACCCAGCATGATCATCATCGATACAGTGGCCAGAAACATGGGCGGCGATGAGAACAGCACCCAAGACATGAATGCCTTCATCCAGCACCTAGACACCTACCTGCGCCAGCCATGGAAGTGCTGCGTCTTGGTGGTCCACCACAGTGGCGCCATGGACAAAGAGCGTTCAAGAGGTTCCACAGCCCTGCGTGGTGCGCTCGATGCTGAGTACAAGGTGGCGCTGGACTCAGGCACCAAGACCATCCAGTTTGAGTCCAAAAAAATGAAGGACGCGGAAATGCCAGCGGCCAAGAACTTCCAGATCACCCAAGTTGATCTGCCCATCTTGGACAAGCACAACCTGCCAGTCAAAGGTGCCTACCTCACCAGCGTAGACATCAGCGGTCTAGTCAGCCAAGTCCAAAAGAAAACCTACCTCTCACCAAACCAAAAGATCGTCATGGAGTGCTTGGTGCTGATCGAGGTTAAGCGCGAACAAGACAATTTGACAAGCTATCCGGTCCAATACGATGAGTGGCGAGAGAGCGCCAAAGAGCATGGTGTGAAGAACAATAGATTCTGGGAAGTAGTGAAAAGTATGATTGCCAAAGGGATGGTGGTGGAGGCTGATGGAGGGTACAGGACTCACCCAGATCATCCGAAATCATCCGAAGTTATCCGAATCGGATGAGTAAGGATGCATCCGAATTATCATCCGAATCATCCGAAACCATCCGAAGTCATCCGGATTCCCACCCCGCCAATCATCCGAATCCTTCCTCCTGTGTCTATAGACACAGGAAGGATCGGATGGCGGATGGGCCGGATGGGATCGGAAGGACAGGGAAGTGGGAAAGACGGGAAAGGGACAAGTGAATGATTGAAATTAGGGTCCCGATTAAGATTGTGTCGGTGGCAAACTTAAGGTTACATTGGGCTGTGAAGGCAAAATTGGCTAAAAGTCACCGGTCCAAAGCGTTTAACGCATTGGCGTCTATTGCAGCACCACCAGCTCCACCATGCACACTGGTGCTCACCAGAATCGCACCAAGGGCACTAGACGGTGACAACCTTCAGTCAGCCTTCAAAGCTGTGCGGGACGGAGTGGCTGATTGGCTTGGCGTTGACGATGGCCACAAAGATTTGGATTGGCAGTACAACCAGCGCAAAGATGGACCCAAAGTCTATGCGGTTGAAATTGAGGTGATAGCATGACAATGGCAATGCAGTTGCTACTTTGGGGGAAAGCAGGTTGTGAGTACCCCGATTTTTTGGCTAATCAGGATGTGCGGGAATGTCGGGGTGGGCGATTCTCGGCGACAATTTTTCCAATTACGCGCGCGCGCACGGGGCAGGCATGAAAACTTTGGCAGAAAAAACGACGAAAAGCGGCGCAGTCATGGGCAGGCCGGTGGAGTTCCCCATCGAAAACCCGATCTGGCAGCGGATCATTGATGAAGTTGCTGGCGGCAAAAGCTTGTCTGGCGCTTTGCGTTTGGAAGGAATGCCTAGCTATGGTTTGGCCAAGCTGATGATCCGAACCAACCCAGAGTACAAGGAAGCCTACGAAAAGGCCGTAGAAGACCGCGCAGACCGTCTGGCAGAGGAGATTGTTGAGCTGGCTGATGCAGAGCCGCCAGATGGCTTGGAAGGCACTGCAATGAGCGCCTGGGTGAACCAGAAGCGCCTTCAGGTCGATGCTCGCAAATGGGTGGCCAGCAAACTCAAGCCGAGGACATACGGTGACCGGCTCGATGTCAGCGTCAGCGATAACCGGATCAGCGTCATTCAAGCGCTCGAGCAGGCGCAGGCTCGCGTTCAGATTGGTATGGCCAAGTCGGATGACGTGACAGATATAGAGCCAAAGTAATATGTGCATATCTTTTGAGAGTAAGTTGTTGATTTATATACTGTCTTACAGATTGCTGACATAGTTGGTTTTACACAATGACTATTATGTTAACCACAAAGTGGGTTGTGCACAGGTTATACAAACCAAATGGCCAAGGCCAACCCAAACCGACAGGATCTGTGGACAAAAGCCGCAGAATCTAGCCCTCGGCCTGTGGATAACTAGGGTCATTGGCCGTCAGGTCCAGCCGGCGCCCATGGCCCCACCTGCCAATTTTTCGGGCGGGGGGGTAGGGCCGCGGCGAAAGGGCACCGGAACGGGTGGCATCGCACACAATTTTTTTTATTTTTTAATGTATATTTGACCCATGCCGACCTACAACAATGCACTTACGCAGCGCCCAGCGAATATGTTGGCGTATCAGGGGTCTATTGGTCCGGTGCCAAGGAATGAGTATCTGGGCGCATTGGCTGATTTTTTGGCGCAGAGTTATGCGCCTGAGAGAACTCAGCAGATGCAAGGCGCGGCGCAATTTCTTAGTGTCCCTGCAATTAGTCAGACATTGGACCGGTTGTCGTATGGTGAGCCATTGACAACTGGCGCTGGTGGTTTGGGTGGAACAACACGGGTGAGGCCAGAGGCGTTAGAAGCTGCAATGGCGGTAGCACCTACAGCAAAGCCTGTAACGATGGCGAGTCTTCAGGCGGCAAGAGCTGCAAGACAAGCAGCGATGCAAGCAGGCAGAGCTGGTGAGCGTTATGCTGAGAGGGTGATTCCTCAGATGATGGAGCAGGGTGGTTTGCCTGCTGAGATATTGCAGGGTATGGCGCAGGGTACAACAGCCAATATGGCCGAACGTGTTGGCAAGTTAAAAGCTGTTGAAGCGTTGTTCCCTGGCAAGACTGAAGCGATGCTGACTCCCGCGGAAAAGGCTGCGCTGACAAAGTACAAATCAATATTGGATACGCCCCAAGTAATGCGGCGAGAGCAGGCTAGATTGTTTGGCACTGGTGACATTGTGCAGCCATCATTGAATGTGGCGCAAGAAATGGGAGTCAATCCCAATCAATTGTTAGATAAATATGTAGTGCCGATTTTGTGGGATACGTCTGCAACTGGTGGTGATGTAACCCAGCTTGCTGGTGTACCGTTAACGCAAGGTTTGAGAGATGCGACACCAGCGTTTGTGCAGCGTCAAGGCGGCAGGCGTTACCCGTACATTCAAGAAAATTTACAGCAAGGTGTTGGCGGTGCTTCTAATGAAACGGCGCAAATATCAAAGATCAACAACTTAAATACATACAGCGAATTGGGTGATACCGTAGGTGTGCAGATGAATCTTGCGCCAACTGGTTTGAATTTTTCGCATCATGTGGCTGAAGCATATGTTGGGTCTTTAAATTATTTAAAGCCATCTAGAGAGGCGCTCACTTCTTACAGAGATGCGGTTAGAAATACAAAAGTAAAAAATCCAGTTACTGGAGAAATTACATACCCATATAAAAAATTCCCTGGCTTGGATAGTCCCAATATTCGGGACATTATGGCCAACGGCACTGAGGATTACACCGCTGGCAATATTCGAAAAGCAATTGGCGAAGTTGGATCAACTTATGCAATGGAAAAGCAAGGATTCCCGCGGTGGCAAGATGTTTATAACGTGATGAGCGAGCCAGGTGCAGAGACTGGCATGGCGCATACGCTGTTAAGCGTACAGCCCAAAACTCAAATGGTCACACCAAACTTTCAACATGGTTCATACAATGCCGGCCTTAAAGCGCAAGTTATGGGATCGTTACAAAATGCACAAGGACAGGTGGTTGGTGTGCCGGATTATTTAATGATGCCTAAGTTGTTTAAAGAGCGCCAAGCGCAGGGTAAGACATTGAGCAACATCCGCACATCATTGCTTAAAAGCCATACTGGGGAAAAATTAGATCAAGAAGCAATTGACAATATTGCTAGATACCTTGGGTATCAAGTTGATTGATCGACTCAAGATGGTCTTTTTCTTTGGTCAATTCTTCGATCAATTGGTTTACGATTTCAAGGCGCTGTTTATCTGGTTGACACCAAAACGCTTCTGGCATCCGCAAATAAGCAGAATTGTTGGAAAAATTAAAACCACAGTATGCAACTACTTTTTTCATTGTTGGCCTCCAAAGCAACATTCTATCAGATAGCTAGATAAATGCAAACCACGATATACAAATCCGAAGAAGAACAAAAGCTGATGGTGGAGCTATGGTCACCGGCCATTGCTGATGATCCGGAGGCTTTTGTGCTTTTTGCTTTTCCTTGGGGCCAGAAGAATACGCCGCTGGAGAAGTTCACCGGCCCACGCAAATGGCAGAGGGAGGTGCTCAGAGACATTACTCAGCACATCAAGAAGCAAAAGGGTTTGGTTGACTATGACACCATCCGCATGGCGGTGTCTTCTGGCCGAGGTATTGGCAAGTCAGCCCTAGTTAGCTGGTTGATTTTGTGGATGCTCACCACCCGCATTGGTGGTTCAGTTGTTGTTAGTGCCAACAGTGAGAACCAGCTGCGCTCAGTGACTTGGGCCGAGTTGACCAAATGGGCTGCAATGCTCATCAATTCGCACTGGTGGGAGATTTCGGCTACCAAACTGGTGCCGGCGCAGTGGTTGACTGAGCTGGTGGAGCGAGATTTGCGAAAAGGCACCCGTTATTGGGCTTGCGAGGGCAAGCTGTGGAGCGCAGAAAACCCCGATTCTTACGCTGGTGTGCACAATCAAGACGGGATGATGTTGATTTTTGATGAGTCCAGCGGTATCCCCAACCCGATTTGGGAGGTAGGAGCCGGATTCTTTACTGAGAACACGCCGGACCGGTACTGGTTTGCATTTTCCAACCCACGGCGCAATGAGGGATACTTTTTTGAGTGTTTTCACGCCAAACGGGACTTTTGGACGTCCAAAATTGTGGATGCCAGGACAGTGGAAGACACCGACAAGTCGATTTATGAGCAGATCATTGCTGAATATGGCGAGGACAGCAGCCAAGCCAAGGTTGAGGTCTATGGCGAGTTTCCTTCAGCTGGCGAAGACCAGTTTATTAGCCCTGTGATCGTGGATGATGCGATGAAGAGGCCAAGGTACAAGGATTTGACGGCGCCAATCATCCTTGGAGTTGACCCAGCTCGAGGTGGGGCAGATTCGACCGTGATTGTGGTGAGGCAGGGTAGAGACATTGTGGCCATCAAGCGCTATAAGGGCGAAGATACGATGGAAATTGTGGGCAGAGTGATTGACGCCATTGAGGAATACAAACCAACCTTGACTGTGATTGATGAGGGTGGTTTGGGGTATGGGATACTAGACCGGTTGACTGAGCAGAGGTACAAGGTCCGAGGTGTGAACTTTGGAGGCAAGGCCAAGCACTCGCAGGCATTTGGAAATAAGCGAGCAGAGATGTGGAATGAGATGCGTAATTGGCTGAAATCTGCTAGTATCCCGTCAGATCGGCAATTGAAGGCTGATTTTACGGGTCCAACGAAGAAACCAAATTCTTCAGGAACTATATTTTTGGAAGGCAAGAAAGAGATGCGAGCAAGAGGTTTAGCTTCTCCTGATGCGGCTGATGCGCTTGCAGTTACGTTTGCTTTCCCCGTGGCGCACAGAGAATATAAAGAGCCTACAATAAGGCGATCTTCTTCTCAAAGCGCAGTCTCTACAGGATGGATGGGCGCATGAAGAAAAACGTGTCTCTATCAGTTGGCCGCGGCGAGAAACTGCCGGTAAGCAAAGGCGCAGGGCTGACCGCCAAAGGGCGCGAGAAGTACAACGCTGCCACGGGTTCTAACCTCAAAGCGCCAGCACCCAATCCTAAGACTGAAGCAGATAAGGGCCGCAAGGCTTCGTTTTGTGCAAGAATGGGCGCAGTAGCTGCGAACGCCAAAGATGGCGAACGCGCCAAAGCGGCTCTTAAACGATGGAAGTGCTGATCATGGCGACTAAACCTGGACTTTACGCAAACATCCATGCCAAGCAAGCGCGTATCAAAGCTGGCTCTGGCGAGAAGATGAACAAGCCTGGCAGCAAGAATGCGCCAACGGCCAAAGATTTCAAAGAGTCTGCTAAAACAGCGAAGAAGAAATAACATGCCACTCGTTAAATCCAAAACACCCGAAGCATTCCGCAAGAACATTAAGGCCGAAGTTGCTGCTGGCAAGCCAGTCAAGCAAGCGGTCGCAATTGCTTACAGCGTTAAGCGCGAAGCAGAAAAGAAGAAAAAATAATGGCTGATTACACAGGCATCGCCGCAGCCGGTGCTGTGGCCAACGGTGGCAAGCAAAAGGACACAACATCTAGTGTCTTGGCGACTGCTCGCTCGCGTTTGGACATGGCCATTGCTGCTTTGTCTGAGAGTCGTGAAGATGAGATCGACGACCTGAAGTTCTACGCTGGCTCGCCCGACAACCACTGGCAGTGGCCAGCGGACGTGTTGGCCACCCGTGGCGCTGTGCAGGGCCAGACGATCAACGCCAGACCGTGCTTGACGGTTAACAAGTTGCCCCAGCACGTAAGGCAGGTGACCAATGACCAAAGGCAAAACCGCCCAAGTGGCAAAGTTATTCCAGCCGACGACCACGCAGATGTTGAAGTTGCAGAAATCTTCAATGGAATGGTCAGACACATCGAATACATCTCCGACGCAGATGTCGCTTACGACACGGCCTGCGAAAACCAAGTCTCCTACGGCGAAGGTTACATCCGCATCCTGACCGAGTACTGCGACGAAAACACATTCGACCAAGACATCAAGATTGGCCGTGTGCGTAACAGCTTCTCGGTCTACATGGATCCAACCATTCAAGACCCGACCGGCGCAGATGCCAAGTGGTGCTTTGTCACCGAAGACATCAGCCGCGACGACTATGAGCGGATGTACCCCGACTCTGCGCCTATTACCACCTTGCAAACGCTGGGTGTGGGCGACCAAAATCTGAGCCAATGGCTCACTGAAGACACCATCCGCGTTGCTGACTACTACTATCTGGACTACGACAGAGCAACGCTTAACTTGTACCCTGGGAACGTGACCGCCTTTGAAGGCACCCCAGAAGACAAACAACTGAAAGCAATTTATGGCAAGCCTAAAAGAACTCGTGAATCGGATCGTGTCAAGATTAAATACTGCAAGATCAACGGCTATGAAATTCTTGAAGAACGTGATTGGGCGGGGAAATACATCCCAGTAGTCCGCATCGTCGGCAATGAGTTTGAAGTCGATGGCCGGTTGTACGTGTCGGGCCTTGTGCGTAACGCCAAGGACGCCCAGCGTATGTACAACTACTGGGTGAGCCAAGAGGCAGAGATGCTGGCCTTGGCCCCCAAAGCGCCATTCATTGGCTACGGTGGCCAGTTCGAAGGCTACGAAAACCAGTGGAAGACCGCCAACACCAACAATTGGCCCTATCTGGAGGTCAATCCAGACGTCACAGACGGTGCAGGCGGTATGTTGCCACTACCCCAGCGGGCACAGCCACCAATGGCCTCCAGCGGCCTGTTGCAGGCCAAAGCGGGCGCATCTGAAGACATCAAGGCGTCTACTGGCCAATACAACGCATCTTTGGGCATGGGAAGCAACGAACGCTCAGGAAAAGCGATTCTTGCGCGTCAGCGTGAAGGCGATGTAGGTACTTACCACTATGGCGACAACTTGGCCCGTGGTGTGCGTCACATCGTGCGCCAGCTCGTGGACTTGATCCCCAAGATTTACGACACCCAGCGCGTGGCTCGCATCATTGGCGTGGACGGCGAAACCAAGATGGTCAAGATTGACCCGTCTCAGCAAGAGCCGGTCAAGAAGATTACTGATGCAAACAATCCTGACATCGTGATCGACAAGATCTACAACCCCAACGTCGGCAAGTACGACGTGGTGGTGGCCACCGGCCCAGGCTACGCGACCAAGCGTCAAGAAGCCTTGGAAGCTATGGCCCAGTTGCTGCAAGGCAACCCAAGCCTGTGGGCTGTGGCTGGCGACTTGTTCGTCAAGAACATGGACTGGCCAGGCGCTCAAGAGATGGCCAAGCGGTTTGCCAAGACCATTGATCCCAAGCTCATGGAAGACGGTGACAAGTCACCAGAGCTGCAAATGGCCGAACAGCAGATGCAAGCGATGGGTGCTGAGATGGAACAGATGCACCAGATGATCCAAAATGTCGGCAAATCAATTGAGATGCAAGACATGGAGCGCAAAGACTTTGAAGCTCAAGTCAAGCTGTATGAAGCTGAAACCAAGCGGATTGCTGCGGTGCAAGCTGGCATGACTGAGCAACAGATTCAAGACATTGCTATGGGCGTAGTTGCTGCGGCGATGGAATCACAGAGCATGATGAACCAGATGCCTGAAATGCGTGAAGAGTCCATGCCTATGGAGATGATGCCTCCGCAACCAGAAATGGAACCCATGCCACCACAAGGAATGCCCCAATGAAAGCTGCTGATTTTTTAGGCTTGTTGTTTTTGGCAAGAGATGTAGCGCACAGTGTTCATTTGAACACCCGTAGCTTTAGCAAACATAAAGCGCTCAACATCTTCTATGAGCGCATTGTTGGCGCGGCTGACGACTTTGCTGAAACTTACCAAGGCCGTCACGGTTTGATTGGCCCTATCACACTGCATTCAGCTAAAAAAACGTCCAACATCATTGAATTCTTGGAAGACTCACTTAAGCAGATTGAAGAAGGCAGATACGAAATCTGCGACAAAACTGATACTGCGTTGCAGCAATTGATTGATAATATCGTTGAGATCTATTTGCGAACCCTCTACAAACTCAAATCTTTGGCATAAGGACACATCATGGCACAGTATTTTCACATTAACAATGCTGACGCTCAGATTAAGGTTGGGGCGGGAAAGCTCAAAGGTATTTTTGTAAGCACTGCTTCTGGCACACCAACGCTTGCTGTTTACGATACCGCTACGTCTAGCACAAGCGACCCAACAATTTTGGCGACTTTTACACCATCGAGTAACACCATGTATTTGTTGAGTGGAGATGATGCAGGTATTTTTTTCAACAAGGGCCTGTACTTTGACAAAGGCGGTACAACTGTCAATTGCACGGTCTTTTACGAGTAAAAGCCATGTCACAATACAAACACATTACGGCATCTACCCAACTCAAAGTAGGCTTTGGCAAGATCAAAGGTTTTTTCATTAGCTCGGCTGCCACTGTGCCGCGAGTTACGATGTATGACTCAGCCACGGCAAGCACAGCCGATCCAGAATTAATTCATCAATTCACACCTACTTCGGCATCTGTTCGGATGTTAAGTGGTGATATTGGTGGAATTGCATTCAACAAAGGTCTGTATGTTGTCATATCTGGCGATGTATCCATGACTGTTATTTACGAATAAGGACAAAACATGGCCGTCAACCTTTCTGCGCTTGCTGGAGCAGGCCAACAATTTTTTAACGACAGTGGCGTTCCGTTGGCGGGGGGAAAGCTGTATTCTTATGCCGCAGGTACAACCACACCACAAGCTACTTACACATCTTCGTCGGGAAGCACCGCGCACACCAACCCAATTATTTTAAACTCAGCGGGCCGTGTTGCTACTGGTGAAATATGGTTGACTGTGGGAAGCAATTACAAATTTGTTTTGTATACCAGCACGGATGTTTTAATTGCTACTTGGGACAATATTACAGGCGTTACATCAAACGCTGTAGGTATTACTTATGATCCTGCTGGGACTGGCGCTGTAGCCACCACAGTGCAAACAAAATTGCGTGAAAATGTCAGCGTTAGAGACTTTGGTGCTGTTGGAGACAATGTTACTAATGACACAGACGCTATTCAGTTAGCAATTAATGCCACACCAACAGGCGGCTTATTGTACTTTCCAGCAGGGTACACATATTATTGCGCTTCACGCTTGGTTGTTAACAAAGCCATGACCATTTCTGCATATGGTGCAACGATTCGGTTTAACGGAACTCGCAGTGGTGGTTACCAAAACGATGCAATCAGCATCACCGCCAGCAACGTAAAAATTTTGGGTGGGACTTGGAAAGAAGTTGCGCCAACGTCAAACGTCGGGGATTATGGAATTACGTTTTACGGTGTTGAAAACAATTCAGTAACGCCACCGACCTACATTGAGAACGTGGGCATTCAAGATGCCACTATTGTTGATTGGCAAGGCGAATCAATTGTTTTTCGGATGTGCCAAAACTTTTACGTTGTTAATTGCGACATATCCAACATTGGATATTCGGGCGTAACTACTTTATCAAGCAATCAAGGCGTAATTTCAAACAATCGAATTGGTGATCTTCATCCAACTGGTGTGATTGGATCAGGTGACAACGCATATGGAATTGCAATTACTTGCAACGGCAGTGGAAATACCGTTGGTCGCCCAGTATCCCATGATGTTGCGGTAACTGGTAACTATGTTTACAACGTCAAAACATGGGAAGGCATTGATACACATGGCGGCTACAACATTTCGGTAACAGGCAATACGGTTCGTAATTGCCAAACTGGAATTGCAATGGTTGCTTACCCTGGCGCAGTTGCAGCAAATGATGCGGGTGTTAGACGTTCTGCGGTAGTGGGAAATTCTATTGAAAATGACCCGTTAATTTTTGTATCTCGCAATGGTTTACAGCGTGGAATTGTTATTGATGGACAAGTTCGTGCTGGTGGAGATACTGGTGATGGAATTACGGTATCTGGCAATAGTTTAACTTATTGTGGTGGTAAAAACGTTGATGAAAGTTTAGGCGCTATTGAATGCTTACAAATAAATAACTGCGTTGTAACTGGAAATAGTATTAATGAAGCAGGTTCAAACGGCATTGTCTTGTTTTCTTGCGCAAATTCATTGGTAGATGGAAATTCAATTTGGCAGATTGATCCATTTAACACCACGGCATTTCCAACTGCAACTGCGACATTTAGCGGCAACCCAACAGCGGCTGACACAATTACGTTGAATGGTGTTGTTTGTACATTTTCGGCATCGCCAAGCGCTATCAATAGCAACACGGCAATTAATGTGCTAATTGGCGCAAACCAAGCGGCAACAATTACAAACTTGCAAACAATTCTTGTCACCGCTAGGGACACTGGTACGGCATCGGTAATGCCAAATGGTCGTTTGCAATTTGCCTCGTTCAGCAACAATGGAACTGCATTTGTAGTGACTTATCGTTACCCAACACGAATGCTTTCAACTAATTGGACAGTCAGCGACTCAAGCAGCGTGATTGCATGGAGTGGTGCAAACCTTTCAATTCCATCGGATGATAATGGTGCTGGAATTCGTATCGAACAATTAAGCGGCGGCGAGGCCCCGACTGGTCAAATAAGCAATAACTTTATTCGCAATCCAAATTCTTCAGGAATATCTATTCGCGGAATTTGTCAAGTATCAGACTCAGAGATTATTTATCGGGGCAATTCTTTGTCGGGTAAAGGTGTGTTGTACGATTTAGAAGGATCAGGGGTTTTAACTTGTTCAAGCGTTTCCAATTTGTTTGAAAGCGATGTTACATATGATTTGCCAAGCATTTCAGCGGGTTCAGCTTATGAATTTTATGTGCCGTATCCAACTTCACAAGCAAGCGGGGCATCTTTAAGCATTTTTCCAAACAGATATTTGGATGGATTGATTATAAGTGTGCAAGTGCAAACAGGTAACGCAATTGTGCAGTTGTACAACCCAACTGCTGGCGCAATAAACTTGGCAAGCACACGGTTTACATACAAGTATGAACAATTGCGGGATTTTGGAAATTACGGCGAAATGAATTAAAGGAAATCAAAATGGCACTTGAAATTGACAACCAATATTGCAAAGTGGAAAACTTTGGCGGCAACAAAAACCAACTGGTGTTTGTTTTGCGTGGGTACGAAAACGCAACCGCAGAAAAAATTGTCAGCGAGAAAGGATTTGTTTTCAATCCTAACGGCGACAATCGTTGGGATGCACAAGCCTATGCACATTTGAAATCTCTGCAGCAATACGCACAAGCAAAAGATTGCTAATGATGTTTGAGTTAAGCATCACCATTAATTTTAAAATCAATGGCTAATAGCAAAATATCAGCTTTACCTTCAGCTACCACGCCTTTGGCGGGTACTGAGGTATTGCCTGTTGTTCAAGGTGGCATTACCGAACAAGTCAGCGTTGCTAATTTGACAGCAGGCCGTACAGTTAGCGCGGCCTCACTGTCATTGACTACAACACCTTTGGCTGTCACAAGTGGCGGTACAGGAACGGCAACGGCGTTTACTGCTGGCTCCGTTGTGTTTGCTGGCGCTTCAGGCGTTTACAGCCAAAACAATACTAACTTTTTTTGGGACAACACCAATACAAGGCTTGGCATTAAGAATTCAGCGCCAACTGTTGCATTGGAAATTGGCACTACGTCACAGACTGGAAATTACATTCAAGTCAACGGGTCGGCGGCAGATACGTCATATATTGTTTTAAAAGGTTCTAAACAATATCCTAGAATTGATTTGCAAGATACAGCCGTTGGCGGCTCGACATTTCAAATGTGGAATTTAGGCAATCAGTTGAGGGTTGGCACTAATCCTGGCTCTGCGGGAACTGCCGCTTTTTACGCTGCGGCTGGAAATTCCGCAGATGTCACATTTAATGGAAATGTGGTCATCGGCACATCTGGTAAAGGCATTGACTTTTCAGCCACGCCAGGCACAGGCACAAGCGAGTTGTTTGCTGACTATGAAGAAGGTGATTGGACGCCAACTTTAGTGCCTACTGGAACAGGTTTTACATCAATTACATACAACACCCAATCTGGAAAATACACCAAAATAGGCCGTCAAGTAACGGCGCGTTTCTTTTTGCGAACATCGGCCATTACAGTTGGTGCAGCATCGGGATCAATAACAATTGGTGGGTTGCCTTTTGCTTGCGGAACGGATACTGGCGGTACGGGTATTGCAACATCCACATTTAATTGGGGTGGCGACTTCCCATTGTCGGGTTTTGTTGGCAATGGCGCAACAACAATTGGCTTGTATTACAGAACATCAGTTAATGGTCGGGATTTTAATATTGCCCCATCGGATGTTGGAACTGGCGCAAACAACAATGACATTTATATGTCGATTACCTATTTTGTATAAGGAAAACATCATGCTGGAAAAAGTAGTGCTAGTTGACCGCATAGAAGTTTTGGAAAACGGATGCGTTCAAGTACGTCAAAAAATTTCCATCATTGAGAACGGTTCAGAAATTAGTGCAACGTTTCACCGCCATGTCGTAGCACCTGGCAATGACTACAGCTCCGAGGATGCCAAGGTTCAAGCCATCTGTGCTGTGGTACACACGCCTGAAGTCATCGCCGCTTACCAAACAGCCCAAATTCAAGCATAATGCTGAAAACCGTACTGGTGCGTTCACCAGGGAATCATTGAGATTCAAAAATGACTGAAGAAGTCCAACAACCCTTAGCGGAAGTAGACTCCGCGCCAGCTCCAGAAGTGACGGCCACTCAGGAAGCAAATCAAACGCCGGAAGTCGCTGAAGAAGCAAAAGAGCCTTCACGGGTTTTTACCCAAGAAGAACTTGATGCAGCCATCGGCAAACGACTTGCAAGAGAGCAACGTAAGTGGGAAAGAGAGCAGTCTCAACGTCAAGCGGAAGCCCAGACGCTGAGAGCGCCAGCAGACGTCCCGCCAGTCGATCAGTTTGAAAGCCCTGAAGCCTATGCAGACGCATTGGCATACCAGAAAGCCGAACAACTGCTCGCCCAGCGAGAGCAAGCACGGCAGCAATCTGCGATCCTTGAGACTTATCACGAAAAGGAAGAAGAAGCTCGGACGAAATACGATGACTTTGAACAAGTCGCGTACAACCCCAAGCTCCCAATCACGACCGTGATGGCTCAGACGATCCAATCCTCGGACATTGGCCCTGAAGTAGCTTACTACCTCGGTGCTAACCCTAAGGAAGCCGATCGTATCTCTCGTCTTGCGCCGATCTTGCAAGCCAAAGAAATTGGGCGAATTGAGGCCAAATTGGCCACCGATCCACCCATGAAAAGAACCACGTCTGCGCCAGCACCGATTTCGCCTGTTACTGCTCGATCCACTGGATCACCGGCCTATGACACTACGGATCCACGGTCTACCAAGACCATGACCGATTCGCAGTGGATTGAAGCTGAAAGAGCACGGCAGATGAAAAAATGGCAAGCACAGGCAAACCGCTAAACAATTTTTGAAGGATTTTTTCCATGTCTAATAGTATCTTAACGATCGACATGATCACCCGCAAAGCTCTCGAGATCCTCGAGAACAACCTGGTGCTCACCCGTAACGTGAACCGTCAGTACGACGACAGCTTCGCTGTTGAAGGTGCCAAAATTGGTTCTACCCTGCGTATCCGCCTGCCCGACCGCGCTTTGGTGACCGACGGTGCCGCCCTGCAAGTTCAGGACGACAACGAACAGTTCACCACTTTGTCTGTGGCCAGCCAAAAGCACATTGGTGTCAACTTCACATCTGCTGAATTGACCATGCAATTGGATGACTTCGCAGAGCGTGTGTTGAAGCCTCGTATCAGCCAATTGGCCTCCAGCATTGATGCTGACGTCGCCAACGCTTACAAAACCATCGGCAACACCGTTGGCACCCCTGGCACCACTCCTTCTACTTCTTTGGTCTTGTTGCAAGCCCAACAGAAGCTGAACGAAAACGCTGCCGTGATGTCACCACGTTACGCCACCGTCAACCCTGCCGCTAACGCTGGCTTGGTCGAAGGCATGAAAGGTTTGTTCAACCCCACCGACACCATCAGCAAGCAGTTCAAGAACGGCATGATGGGCACTGGCGTGTTGGGCTTCGACGAAGTGAACATGTCTCAGTCCATCAAACAGCACACCACTGGCTCACGTGATGCTTCTGCATCTACCAGCACCAGCGCCGCTGTGACTTCTGAAGGCTCTTCCACTTTGACTCTGGCCCAAGGCTCTGTGACCACTACCATCGCCGCTGGCGACGTGTTTACTATTGCTGATTGCTTTGCTGTCAACCCACAGACCCGTGAAACCACTGGTTCTTTGTTCCAATTCGTAGCTTTGGCCGCTGCCACTGCTGTGGCTGGCACTTGGACTGTGACTGTTGCGCCTATGTACTCTGCCAATCACGCGCTGGCTACTATGAATGTTTTACCTGGCAACAGCAAGGCCGTGACATTCGTGGGCGCTGCTTCTACTGCTTACGCACAAAACTTGGTCTACCACAAAGACGCGATCACTTTTGCGACCGCCGATTTGTTGTTGCCCCAAGGCGTCGATATGGCTGCTCGCGCAGTTCATAACGGTATCAGCTTGCGCGTTGTTCGTCAGTACGACATCAACAACGACCGTATGCCTTGCCGTATTGACGTTTTGTATGGCTTCAGCACCATTCGTCCACAGATGGCCTGCCGCATCTGGGGTTGATCAGAAACTTTTTTGAAGGAAAATTATCATGGCATTACCTAACGGCGCAGGCGGTTACCAACTTGGTGACGGCAATCTTGGCGAAATCAGCTTTTCTAACACTAGCACTCCTGTTGCGCTAACTGGCGCGTCTGTTACCATCACTGCGGCCAATTTGGCTGCCGGTGTGTGCACGATGGACGCTGGCAGCACTAGCGCTGGCACTTATGTGTTCCCCACTGGAGCGCTGATTGACGCAGCGTTTCCCAGCCTTAAAGTCGGCTCGACGTTTGACTGCTCGTTTATCAACATTGGTGACGATGCAGCAAATGACGTGACCTTTACCGCTGGCACGGGCAACACCCTAGTCGGTAACGACGTGATCCAAGATGCGCTGACCAAAACCAGCAACACATCTGGCACGTTCCGTTTCCGCAAAACAGGTGACGCAGCGTACTCAATTTACCGCGTGTCTTAAACCTAAATGGGGGCTTCGGCCCCTATTTTTTAAAGGAAAAAAAATCATGCCAAATACAAAAGCT